GACTTGGAGGAGCCGCCGGAGGGCGAGGAGGACCGAGGCGTGTGGGTCCTGGGCGTGGAAGACCTACGAGGCGAAGAAGACCTACGAGGTGTGTGCGAGCGAGGCGTGTGGCCACCGCCACCACCTCCGCCGCCTCCGCCTCCGCCTCCACGGGACTTGCGAGGCGTCGGCTGGTACCGACCCATAGCGGACTGGAACGCGGCCTTCGCGTTGCCCGCACCTTTGCCCTTCTTAGTGAGCTGGCCACCGATCTTACCGACAGCAGCACCAGTCTTGGCGCCAGCGAGCATCGCTTTGGCGAGCGACAGGCGCTGAATGATCTGCCCGACAACGGAGTCGGTCTCGACCTTCATGTTCTTCAGATCGACCTTGAGTCCGTTGTAGTTGACCCCAGGACCGTTGATGTTCTTGGAGATGATCTGCCAGAGAACGCCCATGTCCTGGTCGGACGCGCTCAGCATCTTCTGGAGGTCGGAGAACGTCGTCGAGCCGTCGATGTTCGCACCAGGGATTGTCTGGTTGAAGACGTTGTAGATGTCCGACATCCCCTGCTCGCTGATGCCGAGCTGCTCCTGAACACTCGACAGGGTGGCAGAGGGGTCGATCTCGATACCAGGAACCGTCTGCCCTGTCGTACTGGCAACACCATCCACACCCTGCTGGGCGATCTGCTGGGCCTGGTCAACGCCCTGCTGGGTCGGGGTGTTGTCCACCTGAGGGCCGGGCATCGTCTGGCCGAGCATGGCCCCGACGTTGTTCATGGCCTGCTGGACCTGCGAAGTGTCGATGCCCTGCTGGCCGATCTGATCGATGGCGGCCTGCACGTAGTCCTGCACGTACTTCTGAGCCTCGGCACCGGTCAGACCCAGGTTCTGAGCGACCTGCATGGCGTTCTCAGCCACGGCCTTCAAGTAGGTCTGGAGGTTCTGAAGGTTCTGCCTACCGCCCTCAGTCGTGGTGTTGATCACATTGCCGTTGTCCTGGAGGCCTTGGTTGAACTTGTCCAGGGCATCGAACATAGCGGCCTCAGCATTCTCGAACCCGAAGGCCCTGTCGATCGCCGAGTCCACCGCGGACTTCCACTTGTCCCAGGCCTCAGCGGCCTTGTCCGCGGCGCTGGAGTTGCTGTCCGCAGCACCGTTCATCTCCTGGAGCGCACCGTTGGCCTCATCAGCCGACAGGCCGAGGCCCTGGAGAATCTGCTTCTGAGCGTCCTGCGATCCCATGGCCTGCGAGACCGCAGCACCTACACCTTCGTTGGCGTCCTGAAGACCCTTCAGGGCATTGATCTGGTTGTTGATCGCGGCCGTCTGGTCGTCAGTCGCCTGGGTGTGGGCCTTGCCTCCCGCCTGGGCGTTGGGGTCCTTGAAGGTCTGCGACTGAGCGGCGTCGAGGTCGGCCTTCTTCTGGTTCAGCTGGTCGATGAAGCCCTGCACATACGCGGAGGCGGCGCCCTGACCCTCTGTCGCTGCCTTCCTCGCGTACTCGCCCCAGTCGAAGCCGAGCTCCTTCAGTCCGTTGAGCTGGTCACCGGTGAGCTTCTTGAAGCCCTCGGACCCGGCAATCGCGTTGCGGAGGAGCTCGGCGGTGTTCTTACCGATCTGGAGCGTGGTGTAGCCCATCTGCTGGGCGACCTCACGCGTGGCCCGGACGATCTCACCCTGAGCGTTCATGAAGTAGTAGGACTTCTCCGAAGCGCTCTTGTACGCGTCACCGGCGCCGTCGGCGGAGATCATCAGGTCGCCGAGGCTGCGCTGCGAGCCGTTGGCAATGTCCTGCGTGTCAGCGAGAACAGCCTTCTGAACCTCAGCAGCGCCGCCCATAGCCGACAGCATCTCCGCACCGGCCTTCTGGGCTTTCTCCGCAGCGATCTCCTCAGCATTGGCGATCTGGTTGTAGCCCTCGGCAATGGCAGGTAGAGCCGACAGGGCGAGAGATGCCCAACCGGCCGGACCGAGCGAGGCGAAGAAGCCCTTCACAGCGGTCCCAGCGGCCGCCATAGCCCCGGAGACGGCCGAAATACCAGTACCCATAACTCGGGTAGCCGCGGTGGACGCGGAGGCCGCAGAGGTGGCTACACTGCGCGCTGCGCCCAGGCTCTCCTGGGCGGCTGTCTCGGCCTTGATGGCCGTCGTAGCCGCGTTGTGGGCCGCGGCCTCGGAAGCCGTAGCACCTGCCGACATGGCCGAAGTCCCTGCCGTGCTTCCAGTGAGTCGCTGCTGAGCGACCTCCGCCTGAGCAGCCTTCACGCGGGCGTACAGAGCGGGCTGCTCAGCCAGGGCCGTGTTGGCCTGCTGGATGGCCTTGGCGATGTTGCTCCAGGACAACTGCCCGGAGAGACCCGCTTCGACCATGTTCTTGCGGACCTGCATCATCGAGGAGGCGACCGACAGGACGCCCGCCTGGAGGAGCTTGGCGCCGGTCTGAAGGGCGATGAAGATCGTCACACCGCCGGCGAAGGCCGCGATGACCCGGCCGACCGGCGTCTCACCCAGGCTCGACAGGGCGTTGGCAAGAGCCTGGACACCGTCGAGGATCAGCTTCAGCGGAGCCAGGAAGGGCTCGCCGAAGGAGGCCATCATGTTCTCCAGCGCGTTCTTGGTCTGCGCGATGGTCTCGGTCATGGTGGCGTTCAACTTCTCCATGGACTGCTCCAGGAAGCCCGTATTCGACCCAGCTTCAGCGGAGTTGTCCATGGTCTCCTTGAGCAGGTCGAAGTTCACCGCGAGACGCTTCACTAGCTCGATGTCGCGGGTGGACTTCAGTCCAATGTCGGAGAGCATCTGAGTCATCTCCACACCATTCCCGGCCTTAGAGATGGACTCGATGAGTTGATTGAAGAACTTCGAGGGGTCGTTCTTCCAGAGCTCCAGGGCCTCCTCGTTGGAGATGTGCATCTGCTGGGCGAAATCCGCCATGCCCTCAGCACCCTGAGCGGCGGCCTTGTTGAAGTTACCGAAGATGCGTTGGAGCGAGCCGCGGGCCCACTCGGCCTTCACGCCGACGGAGGTCAAGGCCGTGGCGTAGGCGAGAGTGGCGTCCTGCCCGATGCCTGCCGACACGGTGGTGGTCGAGATGCTGTTCGCCATTGTGAGGATCTCGTCCTCAGTGGCAACCGCCTTCGCACCGAGCTCGGCGACCTGGGAGGCCATCTGCTCGTAGGCCTTGTCGCCACCGTTCAGGGCCATCCCCGCCTGACTGAAGGTGTTGATCAGGCGTCCGAAGTCCTCGGAGGCCTTCTCGGTCGTGGTACCAGTCACCATGGAGAACTCTGCGACAGCGCGGGTGAAGTCGCCCAGCTTCTCCGCGGGGATGTTCATCTGCGCACCGAGCGTACCGATCTGCGAGAGTTCGGAGAACGACTTGGAGATGTCTGTAGACATCTGCCGGTACTGATCGCGGAGAGCCTGGAGCGCCCCGCTGGTCTGATCCAGCTGAGTCGTACGGGCGATGTCCGCGAAGGCGCGGTCCTGGTCGGCCGCAGCCTTGACGACAGAAGTGGCGAGTGCCGTCACCCCAGCAGCCAGCACTGTCAGGTTGTTGCGGACCTCCTGTGAGGCGAACCTCATGTTCTCCAGCGAGTGGATGTGAGCGGTGTTCGCCTGCACGGCCTCATGGGCGGCGGCGACAGAGGCTCGAAGGGCGGCAGCCCGGTCCTGCTCAGCAGCGGCCTCAAGCTTCGCGGCGGCCCGACCAGTGTCAACTGCGGCCTGATTGGTCTGGATCGCGGACTGGTTCGCCGCCTTACGGTACTGCGCAGCGTAGGCCTTGTCAGTGACGTCCGCGAGCTTCTGCTCCGCGTCGATAACTCGCTGAAGAGCCGCGACACGCTCGGAAGCCCCTGCGGTCGTAGCAGCGGTGGCCTTCTGCTCAGTGACGGCCTGCTCAAGGGCGGCCTCACGGGCCTGCTTGCGGACCTCGTTGAGCTGGCGCTGGGCCTCGATCTCAGTCTTGGAGCGCCCACCCAGGTTGCTGTCGATGCCAGAGTTCCTCGACATGCCACTCATGTCGGTACCGAGCTGCTTGGCAACACGAGCCATGCGCTCGTAGAGGGCCACCTGCTCCTTGAGCGCGGAGACCTGCTTGCTGTCGGCGATGGTGGCGTTGTTGAGGGCCTGCGACATGCCCTCGATGGCGCTCGTAGTGGCTTTGATGGTAGAGGAGACGTCGGTCCGTCCGAGGGCCTGCGAGGCGGCGGTCAGATCCTTGGTGAGCTTGGCGGCCTGCTGGTAGACCTGGATGTTGGTGGACATCGCCTTCGCGTCGGACGAAGACATGATGTTCTTGTCCATCCAGGAGCCGCCGCGACTCGCCTGTGTGAGCGACTTCATGGCGGCACCCATGGCACCGACCGCGTTGACGGCCTGTGCGGCGGAGGACTGGATTTTAGAGGAGCCCTGGATGAAACCGGAGGCGTCGAGTTCAACCTCGTACGAGAGCTTCGACTGGTCGGCCACTGTCGTCCCCTTAATAGAAAACCCGGATTGATACTGCTAAGAATATCAATCCGGGTTTCATAGCCCGCGTCAGGTCGGGACGGAGGCCATCGCCTCCCATGGAGTCGGCAGCGGCTCGAACTCGCCGGTCTCATCGTAGGAGACTCCAACAGGAACGGCGATCTTAGTCACGCCGGGTTGCTTCCGCTCCTTGCGGCGCTCCCTGTCCGCCTCGTCCTTCTCCAGGGTCTCGCATCCGTAGCAGATGGTGTCCTGAATGTCGAATTGAACCCTGTTGTCGGTGGTCCGTCCGTACCAGACTGGGGTCCCGCACTTGGGGCAGCAGGAGTCGGTGTAGTACTGCCAGGCCATCTCCAGGCGAACGTCGAGCTCGTTTCTGAAGTCCTGTGGCAGCGGCTCGCGCCTCCAGTCATTGTCGATCTCATCCCAGACCGGAACGGATCTGCTGTACCTGCCGACAGAGGGGAGGTAGAGCGTGGGTGGAAGGTGCGAGTGCCAAGCGGTCTTCAGGGCGATGACGAACTTCTGGTTACTCTTCCTCGTCAGTGACGGCCCAACGAAACGTGGGGTCGGCCATCACCTGCTCCAGGGCCGCAGTGGCGACCTGCGTCTTGTCGAAGCCCTCGATGAGCTTGACCCACTCGGCCTCGGGGAGGCGCTGACGCATCTTGGCAGCCTCACGGGAAGTCAGACCCTTCTTGGATTTGCCCCCGGACTTGATGCCGATCACAGAATGCGACAGGTAGTGCTCATAAGCGATCTGCTGCCGGGTCTCGCGGAGCTCGTTGGTTTCGTCAGCAGTGGCGTTCTTCTTGATTGGAACGGTTGCCACGATGTGGTTGCGGATGGCGGAGATCTCAGCGGAAGCCAGAGCGCGAAGAGTGAAGACGATAGCAGTCTTCTCCATCTTCTCCAGAATCTCGGCGAGCTCGGTCTCCGGAGTCTTCTCGTTGAGCGCGCGCACCGGCTTCTCGGTGGATTGGCGCTCCTCAAGGATCTGCTCCTGGAGCTCCATGGCCCGCTGAGCGAGGGTGGCGTCCGGGTAGACGGTGACCTCCCGCTGAGTCTGCTTGACGTTGTCAAGAAGCCCGTCGAGGTCGAGGAGCTCATCCTCAGTCTCAGCAGAAGTCAGCTTGTCGTCAGACATCAATCATCCAATCTTTCGATTCGTCAATCGGTCCAGATGAGTATACCAAAAGCCCCCGCTCCTTGTGAGAACGGGGGCTTTTGACCCAGGAAGGTTGGTCCGAGAATATCAGACCAGAGGCTCGTTGATGACCATCGTGCCCTGAGGAAGGAAGGGAACAGTCATCTGGATGGGCTGCTTGCCCTCACCGACCTCATCGCGCGGGTTGTCGGGCATGACGAGGAACGCGGAAACGAGCTGGCCAGCCTTAGCAGCGGTGGTGTTCTTGTAGCCGATGCGCTTCACCAGCCAGCCGGTGACGTTGGCGGAGACACCACCCTTCTTGAACAGCTCGAACGCGACAGAGGCGGGGGAGTCCGGGTTGCCCTTACCGGAGGCCTCGTCGAGGGCCTCACGCAGGAAGGTGAGGGAAGCCTCGTAGGCGTCACGAGTCGGGGTGTTGGACGCCGCGGAGTCGCAAATGGTCGTGGTGTCGTCGGTCTCCGAGTCGGTCGGGTTCAGGGTGAAGCCCGAGACGACAGCGCAGGAGATGTCCTTGGCCTTCGCGGGAGTGGGGGTACCACCACCACCAGCGGGGGTGGAGTTGTAGAGCGCGGCCTTGACGACATCCTTGACCGTCGGGGCGTCCGCGATCGGGACCCACCAGATCGTGGTCCCCGGAGGCATCATTTTCTTAACGGCAGCCTGTGCCATGATCAGTCGTCCTTCCTATGACGAGGAACATAATTGCTGTGCGGGGCGCCATCGCCGAGATGAACAACCTCGCCGTTGACGATCCAACCAGTGCCCCCGCAGCATTCCCGGGGCGACACAGGGGTGTCGTCGGGGACACGAGTCAGGCGGCCATCGGTGTTAATCGCGTTGGCATAGTCCTCGGTGTACTCGAAAACTACACCCTCAACGGTCGCATACTTTGGCATCACACGCTCCTGTCCACCGTCACCTGGAAGGTGACATACGAAGTGTATCGAACCGGCCGTACGGTACTATCCGTGTTCCCATACGAGTTGAGCGCCCCGGTCTCGAAGGCCTCGCTCGTGCCCGGGATCTGGAAGCCCAGCAACCGCCTGCGAACAGCGGCGAGCAGGTGGTTCCGGGCCTTGGGCGACACGGAAGAAATGAGCACACCGAACTGGTGGATCACAGCGGCCTGCGTCACACCGACGATCGAGCCGTACTTCCTCATGGCTCCCGGAGTCACATCCCCAGGCATGTAGACGACGTAGTCCTTGCCGTCGTTGTCGCCGTCGGGGCGGAGTGAGTCGAAGACTCGCACGCCCTTGAGGGTCTCCAACTCCCTCATAGCGGCCTCGTCGAACTTCTCGACAGTGGCGCCCTCGAAGGGTTCAAGCATCAGAATCCGGCCTCCTTCATCGCCTGGTCGGTGGCTGTGCGTGCGGACTGGAGGGCGAGCATTCCCCGGAGCTTCGAGGTGCCCTCCTCCTGGTATCCGATGTACTTCTCATCGGCGTCGGTGAATCCGACAGAGGCTGAGAACTTCCCACCCGAGATGTTCCTCACATTCACGCGGTATCCGGTGCCGTCCCCGGCGGTCGAGCGCATGTGCCCAGTCCACACACGGGCGTCCGTGGTGGGGTCGTGTTTGTAGGGCATCCCCGCACCCGAAGTGTCCACCGTCCGGATGACGACATCGCCCCCGGCCTTCGCGGCGGCCTCAGCGGAACGGAACGCGTCGGTAATGACCTTCTCCTGGAACCGACTGAGCCCACTCGTCACCTGATTGAAGTCCTGTGACTTTCGTCTCAAGGAGGCTCGAACGAGGTCCATCAGTGCGTCCCGCCCTTGGAGTCGTCCACGTCGATGTCGCACAGCAGAGTGGGCTGCCAGTAGTCGGAGTCCGACGGAGCGTTGCGCACGACAAGGCGCAGGCCCACGTTCCGCGGATCTGAATTGTTCTCCAGCACCTTGACGATCTGCCCATAGCCCGGCACAAACCGCAGCGACCTGTCGCCCCACTTCTCCTTGGGCACGAGCAGGTTCTTGTCGATATGGTTCAGGTGCACATAGTAGGCGTGCACAGCGGTGTCATCATAAGCCGACCGACGGTCACGAGCACGCCAGGCGATGTTCGGGTTGACCGCTGCGTAGCCCTTCCAGAGTTCCTTCGGGGGAATATCGACAGGGCCGTCCTCTGTCCACTCGTGGCTCTTCGTGCCCGGAGGCTCCGTGACAACCACGAGGCAGTTGCAGAACAGACCCAGCGGCCAGTACGCTCCCGAGTCGAAACGCGGATCCTTGTTGTGCAGAACACTCAGTGCCATGCCCAGTCCTCCCCCGGGGGTACGACACCGGGCAGGAAGTCGAAGCCCACGTCGTTGAGCTCGGCTTCCTTGGCCTCGTCCCACAGCCTCTTGGCTTGCGCTCGGAGCTCAGCGCCCAGTGTCGCGCCATTGGTGGACTTGTTGTCCGTGGAGATGACCTTGAGGATCAGCGTCTCGGAGGTGGCGATCGCCATAAGGGCGCGGGATGCAGCCTTCTTGACGTTGCCGCCCTCGATGGCGAGGAAGCCGAAGAGCTCCATGTCGCTGAAGATGTAGGACGGCGGCTTCCGCAGGTCCTTGGGGTCCTCCAACTTGACAATATCAGGGATTAGCAGGCGCACCTGATTGACCGGCTGGCTGTAGTCCAGGGACGCCATGATGTCTCCTTCTATCAACGCTTTTACAGTAGTTTACAGCGGAACCCCGCCCCTTCGACAGGAGCGGGGTTCCGAGGGACCGCGATTAGGGATGTCGCGTGGATCAGACGCCCTTACCAGTGCTAGCAACGATCCCCTCAACATTGAGGACCCCGGCGCCGGTGGTGAGGCGGACACGAGCCTGAGCGTCGTCGTTGTCGAACGAACCAGCGGTGTAGGGAACCTCGCCGCCGCCCAGGTACAGGCCACCAGCGTTCTTCACACGCAGCTCGGGCTTGTCATAGCCGCGGAGCGCGGTGCGGACAATGGTGCGCTTGGCCGAGGTACGACCGCCGGCGGGGGCCAGGACCCAGTTGGTACCGCCCTGAGAGGCGCCACCCAGGATGGCGACCAGGTCGGAGACGACAACCTTGACCTTGGCGGTCAGGCCGTTCTCCTCGATGAACTTCATCTGGTCGCCCGCCTTCTGCCCGGCGACAACGCGCTCGACGGTGCGGGTGTTGACGACCATGTTGGCCAGGTTCTCCAGAGCCGGGGGAACCAGGAGGACGTAGGACGGGACGGTGACGTACCGGCCATCGACCTTGGTCTCCGCGACCTGCTGCATGGCGGCCTTGATGGCGTCGTACGACAGGGGGGCGTTCTTCGGAACGTTGTTGTTGATCAGAACGCCATCAGCGTTGCGGGCCTTCAGGACCGTGCCGAGCGAGTCGGAGATCACACCGGAGTTGAAGCCCGGGGTGCTCGGGTCGAGCGAGAACAGCGCGCCGTAGCAGGCGGCATCAACGGTACGAGCAGCCAGCTTGGCGGCGTCCGAGGGGAACCGCTCGATCAGACCGTAGTCGTCGTTGATGAAGGCCTCCCACGAGAACTGGAGGCGAGCACCGTGCTTGGCGGTGTCAATCCAGCGACCCGAGGCTTTGTAGCCGAAGGTCGGGTACGGGGTGAGCTCCGGAATCTTCGGCAGAGTGCCGGCCGGGGCCACGAAGCCGCCGTTGTCCCTCAGAAGGGTGGCGTCGATGTCGTGGTCGAGCGACAGGAGCTGGACCGGGCGGAAGTCGTTCAGCAGTTCCTCGCTGGCGAACTCCTTCCAGGTCTCCTCCTGGTCCTTGTAGGCGTCCTCGAAGGCGGGCTGCACGGCCTGGGTGAACCAGGGAGCGAGCATGTCCGAGGTGACGGCCTCACGGAAGGTGCCGCGGTCGCGCGAGGAGTCGGCCTCCAGAATCGCGTTCTTCAGCTGGCCCTGAGCCGCTCGGTCACCACCGATAGCGGACTCAAGAGTCTTGGCGAACTCAGTGTAAGACGTGAACATTTTGTCCCATCATTCCTTTCAGCGAGCGAGGATGACGGGAACCGTCTGGGCACCCGCACCAGTGATCTTGGAGTAGGCGTAACCGACGAGCCCGGCGATACCGGCGGCCTTGTCGTTGGTGAGCTCCATCCTGCCGTTAGCAGCGGGCTTCGCGTAGATCAGGGCGCCCGGCTCGACACCGGCACCCGTCAGGGTCACCTGGAGCTTGAAGACGCCACCGGAGATGCGGACCGAGGCGTAGCCCGGGCCGTTGTTGCCCCAGGTCGGCTTGGTCAGCGGGTTCCACAGCGGGTCCTGGCCGAGCTTGGCCTGGTCCTGAGCGGACGGGGCGATCTCGGTCACGAGGACGCCGAGCAGGCCACCAACCTGGACGACATCGCCAATGTGGCTCTTGCCGTACTTCGACAGGTCCACGGGGAGGGACAGGGTGTCGGAGTACTCGAAGACCTGGATGTCAGAAATCTTCTTGGCGCCGAAGGAGTTGATCTGTACCATTGTGATCTCCTTACCTCACTTGAAGTTCTTGATCTTGTAAGGCTCGGAGCTCGCCTCGCGAATCTCCCCAGCCGTGGATGCCCTGACCGAAGTCAGATAGTGCTGCTCGGCCGAGATGGCCTCCTTCAGCTCAGTACCGGACTCGACAGCGTCGATGACCCGCTTCTGGGCGACGGAAGGCAGGCCGGAGTCGAGCAGGCGAGTGGCGATAACGAAGGCCTCAGCAGCGGACTCCTTGCGGGCCTTGCGCTTCTTCTCGTCCCCGTCGTCATCGGGCTTCTTCTCACCCGAAGTGGCGGGTGGCTTGTCGTCGGTCTTCTCGCCGGGCGCCTCGGGCTTGCGCTCGGGGGTCGGCTCGGGAGCCTCGGGCTTGTCCGCGAGCTCCTCGGGCTTCCGCACAGGGTCCTCGCCCGGAACCTCGCCGGTGGGGGCCTCAGGGGCGACCGGCTGCTCTCCCGGAAGATTGTCCTTGGCGAGAAGCTCAAGAAGCGGGGCGAGAGCCTCGGTCACCGCAGTGGCGATGGCCTGACGGATCGTCTCCTCGTTCATATGGTTCTCCTCATCGGAACTGACGCGCTGGGATTCCAGCACCTCCAGCAAAGCGCCACCTGCGCCCGCCTTCGTTACGAAGTCTACAGAAGTGACTCCATCGAATACCGGTACAATGCCGTCGGCGTCCAGACCGTTCTCCGACCAGGCGTTGATCGACACTCCGATGTCCTGCCACTTCTCACGAATGATGTCGTTGAAGGACGGATACACCTCGCACTCGGCGTATAGTGCTCCATCGAGACCGACAACGGCGTCGGTCACCAGCCGCCCCGCGAGGTCCTTCACGGATCGCTCGGGGCGGTTCATGTCTTCATCCTTCGATGGGTGATCCATGAACATCTGCGTCCCCGCGGGGAAGTGACCGACAGAGGCGGCGAGGTTGGCCTCCGAGTAGGTGCCGCTGGAGCCCTGTCCAGGGCAGATGATGCGAATGCGGTACCGCCCAGGCTTCTCGCCGGACAGCACCTCCGGAGTGGCCGCCTCCAGAAGAGCGGTCACCCCTCCGTGGAAAGCGGACCTGTACTCCGTACGCATTTCTGTTTCTCCTTTATCTCAGGCGAGAGTCTCGCCACCGGCCTCGTCACGGTTAGCATTCGTTCCGTCCGACATGGCCCCCACGCCGGTGCGGGAGTTGCTCTTCTTGGCGACGCTGTCCTGAACGGCGTTGGGGTCGGCCAGGCTCTTCGCCGCGAGAATCTCCTCGGAGACCGGCAAGTCGTTGATCGGCCTGGCGTTGATCGGCTGGAGCCTGTCGAGGAAGAGACTGCGCGCCTCAGTCTTGTGGAGGATTCCATTCTGGAGCCCGAGAGTGACGACCTGACCCCAACGCTGAATGAGCTCGTTCGACAGGGGCGCAAGCTCGACCTCTACCTTCCTGCCGAGCGCCAGGAATATCTTCTGGATGAGGCTCTTGTGAATCTGCCTGCGAAACTCGAAGGCCTTGAAGGTGGGGTCCTCCAGAGCCGTCTCCGCACCCTGTCGCCCGCCGGCGGAGCCATCCGTGAGCAGAACCGACAGGGGCACGTCGAGAGCGCTAGCGACCATGGAGGCGAGCGGAGTACCGGCCCCGAAGTCGATGCCCGCTCCGGCCTTGGAGACGGCGGTGAACTCCTGGCCCGCCCCGAGCGAGGCGAGGCCACCGATACCCTGAGCATTCGACATCTGCTGGATGACGGCCTGCTGCTGCTTGGCCGTAGCAGATGTGACTTTGAACGCAATTCTGGCGAGGGCCTTGGTCATCACATGGGACGCTTCAAGGAACTCCTTGTAGGCCTGCGCCCAGTACACGGCACCCATGAGTTCGGGCTTGCCCCACTGCTCGCCGATCTGCCTGTTAACCATCTCGTAGACGACCCGGTCATCGTGGACGGTCCGGTAGCCCTTCTCGTCCTTGACGGGCGCCCAGTCCTTGCCGTTGACGACGTGCCACTCCGGCTTGCGCCGCTCCTGCTCCTCCGTGGAGAGGGTGTCCGACACGGGCACCGGGTCGATCAGGAAGGCGAAGATGTCGGCCTCATCGGTGGCGTCCAGGGCCCGGGCGATGCCACGGATGCGCGACAGGGGCACAGGAGCTACTCGCTTGTCGGTCCGGCGAACGGTGTAGAGCACGATGCCATCGGTGCAGAAGGCCGCCTCGTCCCGGGCGCGAGCCGTGCGGGATAGGACGGTGTCGTAGAGCGCCGCGGTCTCGGGTGTCTTGATCCCAGAAATGCGAGGAATCTCACTCCACATATAGGCGTTGCGGATGCCGATACCTCGCTTCACTAGCGGGTTATAGGCGGCTAGCCTCCGGGCCCTCAGCGAGTGCTCCTTGATGACCGTGAGAGATACCACATCGGAGGTGGCGTCCTCATCGCCCCAGCGGGACCAACCGATGTCCTCCCGGTTGAGGGATGCGACAGCCCCGCGGGTGACCGCTGCGTACGCCTTGGACGCCTCGGTCAGCCGGGCCTGGACGCGCTGGGTGGACCCGCCAATCTGAAATGTGCCAAATTTCACAGTTCAACTCCTCAGGCTGGGGCGAAGGTCCACTCCTCGTTACCCCACTCGTCTATAGGCGAGTACTCGGAATCCGTACTCTCCATTAGGGTATCAGCCTCGATGAGAGAGTCGGCTCCATCTGTTAAAAGGCTGCTCGGCATCGACGCGTAGCAGATCGAGTCTAGAACGTCAGGCGATGGTTCGCCCTTCCTCTTCAGCTCATCTTTCCCACGGATCAGGAGCTTGGTCCCCCTGTACTCGTAGAGGATAGAGCGGAACTCATCGAAGAGCCCTTCGGTCTTCTCGCCAGCGGCCTCATCGGGTGGGACCGACAACTCGCCAACATTGATGGCCTGAGCCACTGAGTCATACATCGCGGCGCGGAAGTTGTACCACTTCAAGTTGTCCGGCGACGCCGCGTTGCCAACGATCCAGTAGACCGGAATCTCCTCGGGTACGTGGTTGTCGATAACGGCCTGAACACCACGACCGACGCCCACGGCGTCGATGCGGATATCAACGTCGAGACCCCCGGCCCGCAAGCGCTTAGCATGCTGTCCGATGAGCCTGGAGAGCCTGTTCCCGTCGTAGCCCTTCACTCGCTCGACGACCTCGACATGGCCGTCCTGGCAGGTGGAGATCACGCTGAAGTCACCGGTGGTGGACAGACCGACGTCAACACCGATGTGGATCGGAGCGGTCTTGTTCCACTCGTAGTCAACCCACTCGTTCATAGACTGGAGCACTCGACCGAGGTTGAACAACCCGTCGTCACCGATGTCGGGGAACCGGGCGAGAACCTTCGACACGTACCGAGGATCGTCCTTGCCCCAGCGGCGCTCAGCATCATCAACCCACTCCTTCTGGAGCAAGTTGTCCTGAGCCTTCTCCGGCACCTCCTCCCCGGTGAAGTTGGGCGTGTCGAATGCGGAGATCGTGATGAGGTTCCACTTACGCTCCGACGGCGGAAGCTTCGACTCGTCGCGCCAAATCTTCGCCATGTACGAGTTCGGATCGTCCGGGTTCGCGATGGCGAGAATGCGGGCATGCTTGTTCGTCGTAATAGTCTCGACAGAGGTGAAGATGTTCTCCGCCACACCACCGGCCTCATCGACAACGGCTAGGACGTAGGTGGAGTGGAATCCCTGGAAGGTGGACTCATCATAGTCCGCGGGCTTGCGTCCGAACGCGGTAGCCGTCTTGAACCCAGGAAAAGTCCACTCCGCCTTACCAGTGATGCGCCCAGGCATGTTGGCCTTGCTCTGGAGGTCCTCGACATAGGACCACATGACGTTCTTCACCTGGTTCCACGAGGGTGCCGTGGTGATCACACGGGTCTCAGTGGGGTCGTGCGGGTGGGCGTCGAGCCACCACCCGATAGCCCGAGAAGCAAGGAAAGTCTTACCCGAGGCGTGACAAGAAGCGACAAGGGTACGCTTATTAGTCTGCAAAGAGTGAAGAACTTCACGCTGCTTCGACCACAGATGGTCTCCGAGCCGATCCTGGGCCCAGAGAACGGGGTCCTCCCGCATCGCCCGCTCATGAGAGCGCGCCCCGAACTGATCTGCGACAGCCCGGAAGTCAATCTTCTCTGCCATCGGTCCTCCTTCGAGGCAAGTCTATAAAAACAGGATCGCCCATCTGGCGGAACCGAAAACACCAGATGGGCGAGAGCCGAAAGGCTAAGCGCTCCAGGGGCCGCCGAAGCGGGTCGCAACCCCCTGCCTGCATGGACAATAGTAGCACACCTTAGAAGCATACTAACTGCTCAGAGTATGTTGTTGCTCACATTCAGATGGTCATATCGGCCTTCGGCTCCTCCAGGATGCTGGCCGAACTGGAGGTGGCATCAGCGAGCCACTCCTCACGATGGGCCTCCAACTGCTTCTGCCCCCGTTTTGTAAGAAGGGGAAACAAATGCTGCTCCATGTTGTTCTGGACGGTTTCGACAAAGGCGACGATGACCGGAATCTGCTGCTGCTGGATCAGCTTGATCTCCGCCTCGACCTTCGTCTTCTTCAGCCCGGCCAGATCGCTGACTGCCTCAATGGTCGCCAGAGCCGTCTTGACGTTGTCTGGGTTGGTCGCCAGAGGGTTCTCGACAACGGAGTCCCAGAGCGCATCTAGGAGCTTCTCAAGACGGGTGAGTTGCTTCATGAGCTGGGCGTGCTCGGAGAGCGACTCCTGACTGGAGTAGTAGTCCTCCTCGATACGGAAGACTTCGGCCTCGGAGAGCTGGAACCTCTCCGCCACCTCGCTGCGAGGCTTGCCCCTCAGGAGAGCCCGGATGACCAGGCTCTTCCTCTGGAGATCAATGGCCTTCTGCTCTTCTGCGGTTCTTTTCATTGAGAATTCCTATCACTCGCCACTGAGAACCGAAAACATAACAGGCCCAGAAGCTCAGCAGCTCCTCGACCGACTCGGCCCCCAGCCCTCTGCCGTAAGCGTACGACAGGGCGCTGAGGGCCGGAACCGAACGACCCTTCATCAGTCGTCCAAATCCAGAAGCAGCTTCATCTGCTCAGACTCGTCGGAGACCTCCTTGAGGAACGCGGCGAAGATAGCCTCATCACGCAGCCCCTTCACCTCCGACCCGACGAAGTACCCGAGTCCGCCCGACAGGACACAGGCCGCGAGAACTGAGAGAGTCCACAACATCACTGATCATCCCCGTACTCGTCGGCAATCATGACGAACGCCACTATCATGAGGAAACCTACAACAAAGATCACTCGTACCAGAGCTCCCACCGCTTGGCCTTCTTATCCTGAACCTCAAAAGTCAACAGGGCCGGATCGGTGGCGTCTCCGGTACGGTTCGTGAACCATGAGGAGCCGTTGTCCGCAGTCGGACAGCCGATGATGAACTTGTTGTCACCCACGAGCGACACACCGAAGTTGTGGAAGTGCCCGTGGACCAGGATCGAAGCCTCATGAAGGCCGCTGCGGTGCCCGAAAGCGAGGTCCCTGAACCAGGACGGGATCTTCGCCTGAGAGCCCGCCAGATGGCCATGCGTGAAGCCCACGGCGGTCCCATCAGCGGTCTCCACCGTGACGGCCTCCTCCCACTTCTGGGGCTTGGCGAAGTTCACGTGACTGAACGGCTCCCGGCCCGACATGATCGCCTGGATGGTGTCTGCGATCAGGAGCCCGAAGTCATCATCCGGTGAGTTGGCCCGGTTGTCGTTGCCCTTGCCCGTCCGCACGGCGCAATGATTCGACGGGATCGACACGTACGTCATCCTGGTGCACAGCGGGGCCAGCATGGCGACCGCCTCGGCCATTAAGCGCTGGGCGACGCGAATCTGATCTGTGAGCGACAGGTCGTTGGTCTGCTGCTGCGAGGTGACGTTCCAGAACCCTTCGCAGACGTCTCCGACATCGGCGATGATGATCTCCTCGTAAGACCCCTCGGCCTGAATCCACTCGGTGATCCGCTTGAGCGCCCCCATGACACGGTTCACCGTCTCCTGCGTTCCGCCCAACTGGTCAGTTTTGCCCGCCTGAAAATCCGACAGGCATACGACCAACGTCTTGGGCCTGTCCTCCTCGACCTTAGGGGCCACCGACAGGACCGCCCGATCGAACACCTTCTCGATCTCCTCATAGGAGGCCTCTCGGACGTCCTCGGCCACGGCGACAGCGGGGTTGTAGGTGACTCGCTCGTAGGAGCCATCCTCAAGCCTGATGGTCCTGCGGCGCTGCGTGATGGCGTTGACAGGGATATCGAAGAACTCGTCCCTGTCCTGCTCGACAGGGAGCCTAAGCGCCTTCTGGAGCGCCTGCTTGTGCCTCCTGATGGTGGTCTCGTGGACGTCGAACATCCGACCCAGCGCAACATTCGACATGCGCTCCCTGCGGGGCTTCTGCGCCTCCTCCAGGATGGCCCTGTCAATCTTCTCGTTCAGGTCGTCCTCCAGGTTGCGCGCCATCAGTCGTCCTCCTCGCCGGAGGCCTGCTTGAAGAGGTTGGCGAACCGGCTGTAGTCCTTCGACAGGAAGAGCTCCTCATCAACCTCAGTGCCCTTCAGCACCGGCTTCTTAGGAGCCTTCTCCGTCGTGAGCTTGGCCTCCTGGTCCTTCTTCGGCTTCCGACGCCTCTTCGGCCTAGGGATGGGCTCCCCATCCTCATCAGGCTCGACATCCGCGGTGTCCTGGACGATGCTGCTGGCCGTCCGGAGCACATCATCGATGCTGATGTCGAACCCTGGGGTGCTGACGATGCGGATGAGATCGATCAGCGTGACCTTCCCGGAGCGGAAGTGGTTGTGGATCGTCTGCTGTGCCTTGAACCCGAAGACCTGCGGGTACTGGGCCTGGATGACCCCCTCGCGCCTGATGCGCTTCCTGAGGAGCTCCGCGGCGTACTTGGCCCGTTCGACAACGAGCTCGTCCTCCCTGTACCGCGCGCGCTCGGCCCGCTGGTCCTTCCCGGCTACGAATGGCACGTCGGTTCCTTTCCAAAGTTGATGGTTCTGATCCGGTTGCCCGGATGTCGCAGATAGAACTGTACCACATACGGCCCGACAGGGCCGAGAGACTTCTGTGCTCTTGCGCACACTTTTTGGTTGATACTGACCACTCGGTTGAATACATGGCGCAGACGTCAAGTTTTCTTGACATATAGAAATTTACCTTTGTTCATTTTCAGAGCTCAAAGATCAAAACCTGAAATTTTAGGACTTGAGTCCCGAAAATCCTGTTTTTGTAGCAAACTTTGTATTTAACCGACCGGTCGGTCGTGAAAGAATCCGACAGGGGCTTTTGGTTGGTGTGACAGGGAGAAGTCGGAGTTGACGAAATGAATGTAGGTACGTACCTACATTACTCTCAAACTCTCTTCGTAGTATATAATATAATAATGTATATAGT